AAAGAATGGAATCACCCTACTGTAACACAACCAACTAATGCGGAACTAAACGGAGTTTCATAATGACTGTAAGCGTAAAAGCACCTACCAGTACCACAGGTTCAATCCAGTTAAATGGAAGTGATGTACTGACCATTGATAGTAGTGGTAACTTAACAGCACCTAATAGTTTAACATCTACAGGTGGTATCTATCTTGGTGGTACAGCATCTGCTAACTTATTAGACGATTATGAAGAAGGAACATGGACTCCTGAATATCATGATGATAATGGTGAAATGGGAGTTACATCTTATACAGACCAAAATGGATATTATCAAAGAGTAGGTCAATATGTCACAGTCTGGGGGGAGATACAAACAAGTAATACTGGAAGTTTAACTGGCACTACAGGCGGTTTGTATATAGGCAATTTACCATTTGTAAAAGCAAGTACAGGTAATGATACATTTGGAGCGCATTTGAGTTTTGTAAGAAGATTTACACCTGCAGCAAATACAACTAGTCCAAAAACTGGTTTATTTATTAATAATTCAAATGCAATGAGATTATATAAAGAAGATTTGACAACTGGTGAACTAGATTTAGGAGTTAATGCTACAGAATTAAGCGTACAAACAACTCAAAATTACAACTGGTTAGTGTTTAGCGGTACATATCTTATTACAGGATAAATTATGACTATAGAGAAAACAAAAACAATAGATAAAATAGAAGTAGTTAGTGACTACAAACATATCCAAGTGCGTGAAAGAATTGACATTGTAGAAGATGGTCAAGTTATCTCTACAACATATCATCGCTGGGTAATTGCACCTAACCAAGACTACAGCAACGAACACGCAGATGTACAAGCTATGTGTCAACAGTTTCATACACAAGAAGTGAAAGACGCATACGCTACATTCTTGGCAGAACAACAAGCATTGGAGTCAGCAAATGTCTAGCATAGTAATTCAGGGAGATACCTCAGGAAGCATAACAGTAGAAGCACCTAGCGTTGCGGGTACTCATACCTTAACACTACCTAAAGCTACAGGTAACATAGCTACAGATGCTACTGTTGGGTTAGGTACGAAAAACCTTATCATCAATGGTGATATGAGGATTGCACAGAGGGGTACGAGTGCAACAGGATTAGGAAATAATGATACTGGATATCATACTGTAGACAGATGGCAAATATGGGAAAATGGTTCTCCCACATACGAGTTTACACAGACTCAAGACACAGATGTTCCAACAGGTCAAGGTTTTGCAAATAGTTTAAAAATGGCGTGTACTACAGCTGATGCAACTTTGTCTGCTGATGATGCTTTTGCATTTAGATATAAGATAGAAGGTCAGATGCTTCAACATCTTAAGTATGGAACATCTAATGCTGAACAAATTACAATGTCTTTTTGGGTAAAGTCAAATAAGACTGGAACATATATTGTTAATCCTTGGGCATCTAGTGAAATATCAAAAGCATATACTATAGATAGTGCTGACACATGGGAAAAGAAAACGATTACATTTGATGCTAATACAATAGATACAATATCAAATAACAATTCCACAGGTTTAACAATTTATATGTATATGTTAGTTGGCACAGATAGAACATCTGGTACGCTAAACACAACTTGGAGTGCATTAACAACAGCTAATCGTGCAGTTGGTCAAGTAAACCTAGCAGACTCTACATCTAATTACATTAACATCACAGGTGTCCAACTAGAAATAGGTGAAAACGCTACACCCTTTGAAAACAGAATGTATAGCCAAGAGTTAGCTATGTGTCAGAGGTATTATCAAACTATTAGCAAAATGGCGGGATATTCAGGGCCAACCACTTCTGGTATACAATGCTCCGTTGCATATCCAATCCCAATGAGAGCTACACCAACTATGTCACAATCATCTGTTTTTAGGTTTGATGATGCTGCCGCAGGATTTACGCAAAGCTCTACTGGACTTATTTTAGGGTCAACAAATAATACAGGAACATTAATCAATATTACAAATATTACTGTTAATGGAACTTTTAGACCTCATGGTAAAGCAAATACAGCAACATTAAATTTAGATGCGGAGTTATAATGATATATAAATTATCACAATTTAGAGACGAAGTAACATCTATTCATGTATTAGATGACGATAGAAACTTTATTAAATCTATCCCATTTGATGAAGCTAATACCAGCTACCAAGAATATTTAGAATGGGTAGCAGAAGGTAACGAACCAGAACCAGCGGACGAATAACATGTCACCACATGAAGAATTAGTTGCTCACGAAAAACTTTGTGCAGAAAGATATGACACAATACATCATAGATTAGATCGTATTGAAAATATGCTTAACAAATTAATCTGGGGAATCATGGCTGGCTTCGGGGCCATCGTAGTCGCTGTCGTCATGAGTGCATTACACTAATTCCATGAGAGAAGAAGCAGTCATACTAGCATTTGCCTTAATGTTATTATTTACCTATTGTTATTTATTATTTTGATATGGAGACAGAGCATGGAGATATTAATTGCAGTAATCCTACTGACAATATTAGCACTGATGATAACCTGGATAGCAACCGAGTATCAGATGATATGGAATTGGATCAAGACACAAATAAAAAACCTCGTCCAAAAATGTGTCGCATTGTTACAGACTGTTGTTAGCTGGTTACTACGTCTATGATTAGCGCAATACTTCCTCTAATTTCTACCGTTATTGATCGAGTAATTCCTGATAAGAATGGTGCAGAGAAGGCCAAGCAAGAGATTGAAAAGACACTCATTGATAATGCTAACCAACTTAATCTCGCACAAGTTGAAGTCAATAAAGTAGAAGCAGAACATCGCTCAGTCTTTGTTGCTGGCTGGCGACCTATGATTGGTTGGAGTTGTGCCATTGGAATTTTTTGGCTATTTGTCGGACATCCACTTGTTGTCTATATAGATGGGCTAGACGGTGTAACAAGTCCTATCCCTACAATAAACCATGACATTTTATTAGAACTTACCTTTGCTATGTTAGGCATGGCTGGCCTACGCACATTTGAGAAACTGAAGGGCATTACTAAGTAGTGTACTTAACAGAACACTTTAGCAAAGAAGAACTGTGCCATAGCAACACTGGCATCCGATTGGGTTTGCAAAATGAACCTAACCAGGTGCAATTAACTAATCTTTATAAACTCGCTGAAGGATTAGAGCATGTCAGGTCTAAGCTGGGCGGATTACCTATCATTATATCTAGTGGGTTTAGGTCAATGGACGTTAATCGTGCTGTTGGTTCGAAAGACACGAGCTTTCACACTTTCGGTCTGGCAGCAGATTTTATCTGTCCTCGTTATGGCAGCATTCATGATGTGTTTCATGCTCTGGTATCCAGCTCGATAGAATATGACCAGTTAATCCTTGAACATGATGCTTGGTGCCATGTTGGATTTGCTAAAGGCACAGATAAACCTAGACGGCAATCACTCATTATAGATAAGCACGGCGTACGCGCACATAGTTGACCAACAACAGATATAAGATATACTTATAAGGTATTAACTTTGTAGAGAATCTTATGACGAAATATAAATCTGTTTTAGTTATATCAGATCTCCACATTCCCTATCATCACAAAGACGCATTCAAATTTCTCAAGGCACTTAAAGATAAATATAAGCCTGACCTCATAGTTAACATTGGTGATGAGTTAGATCAGCATGCTATTAGTATGCACGATTCTAATCCTGATCTGATGTCAGCCGGGGATGAATTAAAATCGTCTCGTGTATATGTAAAAGAGTTAGAAAAAATTTTTCCTAAGATGTCCATCGTACACTCCAATCACTCCTCCTTAGTTTATAGACGTGCGTTGAAGTATGGATTACCCAAGGAATATTTACGTTCTTACAATGAGTTTCTTGGTGTCGGCAAAGGTTGGCAATGGGTTGATGACCTACGCATTACCTTATCTGATAACTCAAGATGTTTCTTTACCCATGGTATGTCCGCCACGGTGTTACAAGTGGCAATGCAGATGGGCATGAATACGATTCAGGGCCATTACCATACCAAGTTTTCTATCGGGTACTATTCAAATCCAGACGCTTTAATCTGGGGCATGCAAGTTGGTTGTCTTATCGATCAGAAATCCATGGCATTTGATTATGCTAAAAACTTTAAGACAAGATTTATTGTTGGTTGTGGTATGATAATAGAAGGACAACCAAAGCTAATGCCGATGGTATTAAAGGACGGTGGAGATTGGATAGGAAAGATAGTTTAGAAGCAGAATTTATTACTGAGGCTGATGAGAATCAGGCAAAGTTACTTGATCAATTGGTTGGCAAAAAGATTTGGAACATTGAGTTTCTAGAATCCGACAGCCAATCAATGATCAAGATATTATTCTCGGATAAAGAAGATGATTTTCTTGTCATCCACTGCGAAGGCGCAGACTTATATTTAGTCGAACCTAAACCTAAAAATCTGCACTGATGCCCCTCGAATATGTATTGATAGTTATGATGGGTGGCAACCCATTATATGTGGGTACATTTTTAAATTGTGAAATTGCAAACGCTTATGCTGATGAAAATTTATTAGATGATACTTACAGAATTTGCCTTCATCAAGATTTTATTAACCTTCCTCCCGACCATAAACACAAATATATCTTTTATGACTATCATAAGACAGAATTACAGGTTGGAATAGAAAAACGACCTCGTATAACGCTCTCTGTTGCACGATCTTAAGGTAGGTAAGGGGTAGGTATCAAAAAGTTTAAAGTCTTCACCACGAGGCTTAGACGTGCTAGAACGGGGGTTCTCCATAAATGGCTGTAAATTCTTCATTTGATAGAGGTTTTATCTCTTCAACTCGACAATCCGGGCGTAATTTTAGAAAAGTTTCTACCGATTCTAAAGTTGCAAAGGATCTTAGGCTATCACCGAAGCCATCGAATACTACATATTTGTGATCAGGGTCTATCATTAGTCTTAACTCATGTTTATCTTGATTCATCTTACACTTTCTATAGTTAAACTACAATCTTGACAAACTAACTGAAAGGGAATAATCATGTGGACAACTCCATCAGCTACTGAAATGCGTTTTGGTTTCGAAGTAACAATGTATGTAATGAACAAATAATAAAGGGCCTTTCGGCCCTCTATTGTTTTAAAAGAATCCAACCTTTTGAGAACGAGGTACTTTGAAATTATAAATATCTCGTATTGCATTGAAATAAATTTCTTTATCCCCTGTCTTGGGAATCATATGTGATTGACACTTTAATTTTTGTATCATTCTTTTATGATCATAATCAGCATGGTAAAACAACTCAATCATGCAGCTTAAAAAATTACTACTCTTATAGTTAGAATAATAATTACCAATCTCGTCCAGTCTTTTGGCATTCTCCAATGCACGCTCATAGTTTTTAATCTTAAAGTCACCAGATTTAAACATACGTCCATGCTCACCAGAGCGTTGTCGACTATCACTAAGTAACGAAATACAAACAGTATAGTTGAATCCAGTCTTCTGCATAAACTCTTTAAACTTTAAATATTCTGGATACCCAAGCTCACAAAATGATTGAAGCCTGTCATTGTTATTCCAGTTTGCTGTATTCTCATTAAGTCTACGCACCTCATCAAGATCTAAATTATTAATCTTCATAAAATACACTTCTTTTTTGAGAAATTTTGCAGCTTCAAATCGATGTTGGCCATCGATAATTTGCCTTTTCTTATTAACGATAATCGGAATAGGAATATATTTTTCCTTCATAGATTTCAATAGCCTTCTAAAATTAGCTTTGTTAATATTTCTATTACCGTTAATATAAGTAAACGCATTATAATCAGTAGTTACGTATACATCATTTGCTTTTTTCATAATCATTCCTTGTAAAGTTAGTTAATTGTTTCTTGGTTTACGTAAACGTTCACCTTGTTTACGCATCTTACTTATTTGTTTGCGAAAATAATCTTTGTCTACGTGAATTAACTGTAGACATAACTCCAAGACTTCATTATCTTCAAACAAAAATTGTGCTGCTTCTTTGCGTACCTCTTTCTTTACTTTCTTACCTAAGTATTCATCCAATGCATTTTGCAATACACCTAAAATTAAACGTCCACGCCAATCATCAAGTGAATAACTGTGTTGATGGGTGATACGTTCACATTCAGGATCCGCTAAAAAATCTAAACTTTTAAATGTAGCCATTAAAGTCCTTTCATTGCATCCATTAATGCATACTTGATTTTCACTTGCTTATCACCTGTCAGTTTTTGTACGACTGAAAGATTGGCTGTTGCAAATGCCTCCATCTTTTTTAACTTTTCTTTTGCATCGAGTTTCTCTTCATCTATTTCCTTAATTTGTTTAAGGATCTCAATGTATCGACTCATCAATGCATGTTCATCTACAAAAGTTAAAGCTTCTTTCCCCGGTAGATTCAGGGCATAGGCTTTTTTGCAGCCACCTCCCTTATTTGCTTTGCCATGCTAGATTTATCTTTGTCTTCCTCTTCATTAATACCAAGATCACCCGCATACAAACTAATACCAAGGCCTGTTGTAGTGCTTATGCATTTAGCTAAACATCTTTTATAGGCTGTATTAATTTGATGTGAATTAGGATTAGTAATGGCTTTATTACCTCCCGCAATGACAGGCATAATCTCAGATTGACTTGTGCCTAATGTATGCAATGTAACTTGCACCATCATCGTGCCATCAGGGTAAAACTTTTCTTTATCTAAATCATAAGTAAAGGTAGCATTTGGATCATGTGTTTTTAATAAATCCAATGCATTTGCCCATGAAATATAGTCAAGTTCTGCACCGAAGCTTGATTTTTTCTTTTCAACTATTCCTAATTCATGTACATCAATTGCTCTTAACTCTTTATAAGCCTCAGCAATCACCGAAGTTTTCGTTGTCATCACATTCTCCAAAATAAAGTTTAATAATTTCTTGTCTTTTTGTAGTGTCTTTAACGTTGCGATAAAGCACTTGCAAAAACGTATTTGTATCTTCTTGTTTCATACTGTGATCGTATTGATCACCCCCTAAGTTATTGATATCACTCATTAATATTCTCCCTATCTTTAATTTTAAGTTTTGATTGTCGAATGACATACCCATCTTTAGCCGGCAATGTCCTTGCGGGTTGCGGCTTAAATTGTCGAACAGGCCAATCAATTCCATAACGCCCCGCTACGGCATATTGATTGTCACGCATTTCATCCATGATTTTTGTCTGATGATTATCAATTTCCTTTTCTCGCTCAGTAATTTCATCACGGAGTGTAACAATTCTTTCAGCAAGCTCTTCACAATGAGGCAATTCAATCTCAGTTTTATCTGCTTCATTAAATACTCGTGCAGCTTCATCCGGTGATTGACTTTCGTAAAAATCAATTTCCTCATTCGTTAGATACTTATCAATTCTTTTTTGAAAATCCATAATAGCGTCATGCAATTGAGATAAGACTTCATCATCCCTTTTGTATACAAAAAGTCTCAGCGTGGTGCCTTTATATAGCACGCACAATACACCTACTTCAGCATGACAAATATCCATCTGCATCTGTAATTGTAATACCCCACGATAAAGCGGCAATGTATCGGCTGTCTCGACATCATGGGCGGTCACTTTAGATTCTAAAATAATCGTACCCTCAAGTTTAATGGAATCTGCATTAACACAAATGATCCCCTTTTCTATATCAGTCATGATCTCTTTGCCATCGCCCTCAATTGTGCCATCTAGTGAGCATGCAATGGGTAAGGTGTCATGATGATACGCCTTTTCATGTGTTGTTTTTGGATTGCCTAGGCCTAACCTGGCACATGCTTCATTTAATATGATTGGTTCTAAAGTATTGCCCCAATTCATAGGTTCTGAACTTATTTGAGGTGGTTCGATACCATGATTGGCATCCATGATCATTTTTAATAATTCATTACGCGATTGAAAGCGCGAACACCCCATCAATACAGGCATCTGAGATGCACTCAACTCTTTGTTACTTGTGACTTTTCCTACCATTTTTAACTCTCCCTTTTTTCTAATTCAATTAAAATTTGATCGACCGCGCGTAAAAATTCCCAACACGTCCGATCATCGATCTTGCCTTGCTTTTCTAAGTTTTCGGCATGATGTAAAGCATCATATAAAACTTGATTAGTCATCTTATTTCCTCCAATGCAGTCTCAATGCATTCTTTTTTTGTTTTTAAATACACCGATCCACCGTAGCTAATTTGCTCAAAGAGTTTCCCCTTTTGACAAACAACCTCTTTAGGTGTCGGATACCAAAGATCTAAAAAATCTTCAATGGTATTTTGTAGACCGATACCAATTAAAGAACCAATAAGGATGCCGATAGCAAGCCACCGGCACCCGTACGAACCATCAACGATTTTACTTGTCATTAAATACCCCCTTATGAATTAAATCTTCACGTATGCATCGAT